CGGGCGAGGGGAGAGCCATCATGTCTGATGTCGGTATTTCGAATGCGCCGCCAGCGTCCGCACCGTCCGCGCCGCCGTTAATTGCCGAGATACCGATCCAGCAGCACGTCGACCGGCCGGCGCCGATCGACAGTCCCGGCCCCCAGAAGGCACCCGATCGTGCCGCCAGCGTGCGCGAGAGCGTGCAGAAGGCCTTCGACCGGGCCGGCGATACCGCCGCCAAGCCTGTCAAGCGCGGCATGGGCGACAACAACCCGCCCGAGCCGATGCAAAAGGAGAAGATCGACCTCAAGAAGCCGCCGCCGAAGGAAGATAGTCGCCCGCGCGCCGAGCACGGGCATTTTGCGCCGTCAACTGACAATCGCAGTCAATCGCTGCCAAATGCTGACAGGGGCCAAAGTCAAAGTGCAAACGGTCAGCAAAAGCCGGCCGTTGCACATGGGAACCTACTCCCAGAGCATGCCCCTTACCGCGAGCCGCCGCCCCGGATGGCTCCGCACGCGCAAGCCGAGTGGCACGCGGCGCCGGAATCGGTACGCGGCGAAGTGCATCGCATGCACCGCGAGATGGCCGACGCCTACAGCCGCTTCCGCGCCGATCATGAAGAGATGAACGGCATTCGCCAGTTCCAGCAGATGGCGAAGGAGCACGGCACGACGCTGCAGCGCGCGCTCTCCAACTACACGACCATGGAGAAAAAACTAGTCAGCGATCCGCACGCCGCCTTCGAGATGATCGTATCGAACCTCAACTTGCGCACGCCCGAAGGACAGAAGCTGACCTATCGCGACTTGGCTTACGACTATCTTCAGCAATCGCCCGAGCAGCACAAACTGATACAGGCGCAGAACGCGCAGTCGGCACAAGGCTACCAGCTGGGCGCGTTGCACCAGAAAGTAGACGCCATTGCCAATGGCTTTCAGCAGATGCAGTATGCGCAGGCTCATTCGTATACGCGGTCGGCCGTCGACCAGTTTGCCGACAGTCACCCACGCTTCGATGAGCTAGGCCCCGCGATCGAGCGCGAGATACAATTCGGGTTCGATCTCGACACGGCTTATCAGCGGGCGGAACGTCTATACCCCGCCACCCACGCGGCTCAGACCCGCCAGACGACCCCATCGGCTCAGACCCGATCAGACCGCTCGATTTCCGGCGCACCCACTTCCAGTCCCTCAGACGGACGGCGCGGAAACGGCAAACCGATCAGCTCACGCGAAGCAGCGGCTAACGCAGTGCGTGCCGTGCTTGGCTAACCGAAGGGGAGGGCCTTATGGCCGACATCAACACCGTTGCTGCCTATCAGCAGATTCTCTCGATGTCGCTTGAACAGCGATCGACGCAATACCAAGACCTCGTATCTAACAACAACGCACTCTTTGCCGTCCTCAAGCGCAAGGGCTTGTGGCAGACCTATTCCGGCCCGCGCATCAGGCAAACGCTGCAAATCGCCAAGCAAGTTGCGCAATGGTACTCAGGCTACGATCAGCTGCTCAACCCCGCGCTCGATCTGTTCAACGACGCCGTCTACGATCCTAAACAGGTGGTTGTGCCTGTGATTCTGAGCATGCAGGAGATTCTTAACAATTCCGGCACAAATCAGCTCATCGACGTTTACGACAACTACATCACGGCCGCCGAGAAGACACTGACCGACACCATGGATGCCGGACTCTACAGCGACGGCACCGCTAACGGCGGCAAGCAGATCACCGGCTTGGGCGCCGCGGTTCCGATCATCACCAACACCGGCACCTACGGCGGCATCGCACGCACCAACGTGATCTGGCAGACCAAGACTTATGACGCCAATAGCATGGCGACGGCGATCGGCACGCAAGTGTCGGCGACGACGATCCGCCCAATGCTCAACTTCGTGATGACGAAACAATCGCGCGGAAAAGATTACGCCGATCTTCTCATCATGAGCCCCGAGCATTACGCGGCCTACGACGCGGCGACCGTCGCAATCCAAAGGCAGACCAACGAGACATCTCTCGGCGCGCTTGGCTTCTCCGCTCTTGAATATATCGGCGGCGGCAAGCGAGCTGAGATCGTGCTCGATGGCGGCATCGGATCGAACATGCCGGCGAACACGACGTTCGGCATCGACACCGACTCGTTCCGCGTTCGCTATCACCCCGAAAGAAACTTCAGCAAGATTTTCGACGGTGAAGGGATGATGCCAATAGACAAAGATGCCATTGCACAATTTGTCGGGTGGATGGGCGAAGTAACTATGACCAATCCGCTCTTCAACTGGCGCATGTACGACTCTAATCCGGCTGCGTAGCGAGGACGACTCTAACCCGGCGTTTTTGGATTGGCCTCTATTGCCGCCGGGTCAGCGGGACCGTCGCCCTCACGTTCGCCCGAGCGTGAGGGTGGCGGCTCTTTTCAAATCAGGAGAACACGATGCCTGCTAATCCAGACGATTCGCTGGTTCCGACCTTCAGACATCTCGCGATTCATAATCCAATCAAGTCGGCTGCTGAGGGTCGTCCTATCTATGACGATCAAGAGGTTTGCGAGGTTCGGTTTCCAGGCAGCGATGCATGGTACGTCTTCCCGGCGACGGCGATGTCGACGCAGTGGCTCACCGATCCAGTGACTGGCGAGCAGACGCAGATCAGCTACGCCGAGCGGTTCCGCAAGCAGTACCAGCAATTCAAGGAGAGGGCGCAGCAGACCAAGTCAGGCACGCCACTCGACTACGCACCGTTCCTGACCGAAGCGCGCCGCGCCGAATTGAAGGCGCTCAATATCTACACTGTCGAGGCGCTTGCCGAGGTCGACGGACAGCCGTTGAAGAATCTCGGCATGCACGGCCGCGAGCTGAAGAACCAAGCGATCGAGCACATTGCCGAAACCAAGCAGGGTGCGCCGAGCCTGGAGCTGATGGCGCAGCTCGAGCAGCTGAAGGCCCGCAATGCCGTGCTGGAAGAGGACGCCAAGCTTCTCACCAAGCGGCAGGCAATGGAGAGCGAGTTTGAAAATATGTCGATCGATCAGCTGCGTGAGTTCATCACCGCTAATACCGGCCACACGCCGCAAGGCACGATCAATCGCAAGACCCTCGTTCGCATGGCAATGGACGCGCGGCCAGACAAGGCGGCCTAAATGACGCTGCTCGCGGTGGTGCAGAAGGTATGTCCGGTTGTCGGCGTCATGGTGCCGCAAGCGGTCTTCCCCGGCATTAGCTCCAACCGCACCATGCAGGAGATGGTCACGCTCGCCAACGAGGTGGCGCAGACCATTGCCTATGATCACCGTGAGTGGACGACGCTGAAGACGAAGGCGACGTTCACGGGCGACGGCGTCAGCGAAGCTTTCAACTTGCCTGCCAACTACAAGCGCATGCTCCTAAAGAGCAACGTGTGGCGATCGAGGCAGACGATGGCGCCGATGCGCTTTATTCCCGATCTCGACGAATGGATGCAGCGTCGCGCCATGGGCCACGTCGACCTTTACAGCGAGTGGACGATCTACGGCGGTCAGATGCATATCCAGCCGATCCTGCCGGCAGCCGAGACGGCGACGTTCAACTACCTCGACAAGAACTGCATCGCTTTGGCGAGCGGCGGCTACGGCGACGAGTTCATGTCCGACCTCGACACCTTCCGGCTCGACGAGCGCGTGCTCAAGCTTGGCATGATTTGGAGGTGGAAGAGTCAGAAGGGGACTGCCTACGCCGAGGACATGGGCACCTACGGTGACGCTCTCAACACCGTCGCGGGCTTCGATCAGCCGTCACCGATCCTGATTGGACGCAGGCCGGCAATGCGCAACGCTACCGACGCCTATCCATGGCCGGTGCCGACATGAGCGTGCATCAAGGGTTCCGCCGGCAACCCGTGCCGCAGCAAGTCGCGCTGCAAGCGCAGGCGATCACGATTCCGGCGCCGACCCGTGGCATTATCGAGTCTGAGAACCTCGCCTTCATGCAGCCGGGGGCTGCGATCATTTGCGACAACTGGGCGCCGACCATGCGCGGCGTGAAGCTGCGCGGTGGTTCCGAGCGTTGGTGCGTGCTGCCGGAAACGGTGCCGGTGGTTTCGGCTTTCGAGTACGCCAGCGGCAACGTG